ATGGACATGAGTTTCGAGCCGGGGGTGGTCCCCGAGGGGCCGTTCGTTTCCGCAAGGGACGGCGGCGCCGCGGGGCTGGAGCCGGGGCAGGCGATCGACGTGGCGGGCGAGATGTTTCGCGAGCTGGCCGAAGAGCTGCACCGGCTGAGGGTCGGGCTGCGGACCGGGCTGAAAGAGGGCGCGGCCGGCGAGCCGGGCGAGCTGTCCGGCGAGGTCAGGGAAGCGGCAAAGCTGGTGCGCGACCTGCGGGCCGCGACGCAGCTGGTGCTGGAGGAAAGGAACCGAGTTGACAAGCTTCGCAAGGATATCGGCGGACAGGCCGGACAGGGCCGGCTTGACCTTGACGCCGCACGAGACGAGATCGGGCGCCGCCTGGCTTGCCTGCGCCGGGCAGGCTGAGGTCGATGAGTTCATCGGCGGGCTGTCGGATAATGCGCTGGCCAGCCTGCCGTGGCTGTTCGAGTTCTGGGCGCTGCCGCATCAGCTGCCGCCTGCGGGCGACTGGAAATCCTGGGTGATCATGGGCGGACGCGGTGCGGGCAAGACCCGTGCCGGGGCCGAGTGGGTTCGCGCGCAGGTCGAGGGCGCGAGCCCGGATGCGCCGGGGCGGGCGCGGCGGGTGGCGCTGGTGGCCGAGACCTTTGACCAGGGGCGCGACGTGATGGTGATGGGCGACAGCGGCATCCTTGCCTGTTCGCCGCCCGACCGGCGCCCGCTGTGGGAGGCGGGGCGGCGGCGGCTGGTCTGGGCCAATGGCGCCACCGCCACGGTCTATTCGGCGCATGAGCCCGAGGCGCTGCGCGGCCCGCAGTTCGACGCGGCTTGGGTGGATGAGCTGGCCAAGTGGAAGAAGGCCGCCGAGACCTGGGACATGCTGCAATTTGCCCTGCGGCTGGGCGAGCATCCGCAGCAGGTGGTGACGACGACGCCGCGCAATGTGGGTGTGCTGAAGGCGATTCTGCGCAATCCGTCCACGGTGGTGACGCACGCGCCGACGGATGCGAACCGCGCCTATCTGGCGGAAAGCTTTCTGGCCGAGGTTCAGGCGCGCTATGCCGGCACTCGGCTGGGGCGGCAGGAGCTGGAGGGGGTGCTGCTCGACGATGTCGAGGGGGCGCTGTGGACCACCGCCATGCTGGAGGGGTGCCGGGTGGATGCGGCGCCCGCGCTGGACCGGGTGGTGGTGGCGGTGGACCCCTCGGTCACCGGGGGGTCGGGCAGCGACGAATGCGGGATCGTGGTGGCGGGGGTGGTCTGCGAGGGGCCTCCGCAGGACTGGCGGGCCTATGTGCTGGAGGATGCGAGCGTCCGCGGCGGGCCGGTCGAGTGGGCGCGGGCGGCGATCGCCGCCATGGCGCGGCACGGGGCCGAGCGGCTGGTGGCCGAGGTCAACCAGGGCGGCGATCTGGTGGAAAGCGTGATCCGGCAGCTGGACCCTCTGGTCCCGTTCCGGGCGCTGCGGGCCGGGCGCGGCAAGGGGTTGCGGGCGGAGCCGGTGGCTGCGCTGTATGAGCAGGGCCGGGTCCGGCATCTGCGCGGGCTGGGCGCTTTGGAGGACCAGCTGTGCCGGATGACGGTGCGCGGGTTTGAGGGGCGAGGTTCGCCCGACCGGCTGGATGCGCTGGTCTGGGCGATCCACGAGCTGATGATCGAGCCGTCGGCGCATTACCGGCGGCCGCAGGTTCGGGGGCTGTAGGTCTCGGGTGCGGCGGCGGTGGCGCGGTCGCAGGGGTATTTGGCCCAGAAAGAAGCGCGAAGCGGTGGGGTCGTCCTAGGGGGGCGGCCTTTTTTCATGGACAGGAGGCACGCATGGCGATGCGGTGGTTCGGGCGGCAGGCGCCGCGGGATGTCGGAAACGCGCCGCCGCGGGCGGTGGGTGAGGTCAAGGCGATGCCGGTGCCGGTGGCGGCGGTGCCGCCCGAGGTCAAGGCAAGCGCGGCCGGGCGGGTCGCGGCGGCGGCGCAAGGGGCCGGGCGGGCGCTGTGGGGTGGGCGCGACACCGGCGGGCTGACCCGATCGGGGTTTCTGGGCAACCCGGTGGGGTTCCGGGCGGTCAAGCTGATCGCCGAGGCCGCGGCGGCGGTGCCTCTGGTCTGTCAGGACGCCGAGCGGCGCTATGAGGTTCATCCGGTGCTGGACCTGATGCGGCGCCCCAATCCGGCGCAGGGCCGCGCCGAGTTGTTCGAGGCGTTGTTCGGGCAGGTGCTGCTGACCGGCAATGGCTATCTGGAGGCGGTGGATGTGACCGACGCGGGCCTGCCCGGAGAGCTGCATGTGCTGCGATCCGACCGGGTGAGCGTGGTTCCGGGGGCGGATGGCTGGCCGGTGGCCTATGAATATGCGGTGGGCGGGCGCAAGCATCGCTTTGACATGACCGGCAGCCCGGATCCCATTTGCCATATCCGCAGCTTTCACCCCTCGGACGACCATTACGGGATGTCGCCGATGCAGGCGGCGCAGGTGGCGGTCGAGGTGCATAATTCGGCCAGTGCCTGGTCGCGGGCGCTTTTGGACAATGCGGCGCGGCCCTCGGGGGCGATCATCTACAAGGGGTCGGACGGGCAGGGGGTTCTGTCGCCCGAGCAATACGACCGGCTGGTCAGCGAGATGGAGGGCCACCATCAGGGCGCGCGCAACGCCGGGCGGCCGATGCTGCTGGAAGGGGGCCTTGACTGGAAGCCGATGGGGTTTTCGCCCTCGGACATGGAGTTCCACCAGACCAAGCTGGCGGCGGCGCGGGAAATTGCGATGGCGTTCGGGGTGCCTCCGATGCTGATCGGGATTCCCGGCGAGGCGACTTACGCCAATTACGCCGAGGCGCATCGGGCGTTTTACCGGCTGACCGTGCTGCCGCTGGCCACGCGGGTCGCGGCGGGGGTCGGCTGGTGGCTGAGCGAGCATCTGGGGTGCGAGATCGACCTGCGCCCGGACCTCGATCAGATCCCGGCGCTGGCGGAGGAACGCGACCAGCACTGGCAGCGGGTCGGCGCGGCGGGATTCCTGACCGAGGCCGAGAAGCGCGCGGCGCTGGGGCTGCCGCCGCTGGCCTCGTCCGATCCCGCGGGGGGCTGAGATGGAGGGGTCGAAATTCATCGACCGGCCGGGGGTCTGGCATGAGCAGAAGCTTGAGGCGCAAGAGCGGATCATGGCGCTGCAATTCGGGCAGGTGGACCGGCGGCTGGAGCGGATCGAGGCGCTGATCGAGGGGTTGGAGCGGCGGCTGTGGATGACGGTTTACGGCGTGGTCGCGGTGATCCTGACGCAGGCGGTTCAGTCGATCCTGCAATTCGCGCCGAAGGGATGAAGGGGATGGACATGGATGATCCGGGGCTGGAGTTGAAATTCGCGGGCGGGGCGCCCTTGCAGGCCGAAACCGGCGCGGAGGGCTGCGTGATCGAGGGTTATGCGAGCCTGTTCGGGATCGCGGACCAGGGGGGCGACGTGATCGCGGCGGGGGCCTATGCCGGCAGTCTGGCCCGGATCGCGGCGCGCGGCGACCGGGTGCGGATGTTGTGGCAGCATGACCCCGCCCATCCCATCGGCGTGTGGGAGGAGATCCGCGAGGATGCCCGCGGGTTGTGGGTTCGCGGGCGCTTGCTGCCCGAGGTGGCGCGCGCCCGCGAGGCGGCGGCGCTGGTCGCCGCGGGCGCCATCGACGGGCTGTCGATCGGCTATCGCACCCTGCGGGCCGAGCGCGACGGCAAGGGGCGGCGGGTTCTGACCGAGGTTGACCTGTGGGAGGTGTCGCTGGTGACGTTTCCCATGCTGCGCGAGGCCAAGCTGGGGCGGAAGTCGCGGGCAGATCCTTGGGGGGAGTTGGCGGGGGATCTGGCTGGCGCTTTGCGGGCGGCGGCGGAGGTTCTGCGCGCGGCGCGTTGAGGGGGGCTTTGCCCCCGTCCCGTGCCGGGACTCCCCCAGGATATTTTCGGACAGAAGATGCTTTCTGCGGCCTGTTGGCTGCGGGGCGGAGAGGATGCGGCGGGGCTGAGGTCCGGCCGATGGCAGGCGGCGTTCCGGTGGGGGCGGCCGCCTTTTTCAGATGAGGAGAGACGGCGATGACCGAGGTTAAGGCCGCAGGGGCCGGGGCCGCTGCCGGGGAAATGCCGGCCGGCGTGGAGGGTGCGATGGCCGAGTTCGTCCATGAACTCAAGGGCTTTCGCGAGACGATCGAACAGAAACTGCAAGCACAGGACAGACGCATGACCATGCTGGACCGCAAGACCGCCCTTCGGGGTCGCTCGCCGCTTTCGCAGGCCGCCGAGATCGAGGCGCCGCATCAGAAAGCCTTTGCCGCCTATCTGCGCCGGGGCGATGACGCCGGGCTGCGCGGGCTGGCGATCGAGGAGAAGGCCATGGCCTCGGGCACCGACGGGGGCTATCTGGCCGCGCCGGTGATTTCCGACACGGTGCAGGAGGCGCTGCGGGGCGCGGGCTCGCTGCGGGCGCTGGCCACGGTGGTGCAGGTGGAATCGGCGGCCTATGAGGTTCTGGCCGACCGTTCCGACATCGGCGCGGGCTGGGCCAGCGAGACCGTGGCCACCGCCGAGACCGACACGCCGCAGGTTGAGCGGGTCTCGATCCCGCTGCATGAGCTGGCGGCGATGCCCAAGGCCACGCAGCGGCTGCTGGACGATGCCTCGTTCGACCTGGAAAGCTGGCTGGCCGAACGTATCGCCGAGAAATTCGCCCGCGCGGAATCGGCGGCGTTCATCAACGGCAACGGCATGGACAAGCCGCGGGGGCTGCTGAACTATCCCACCGCACCGAACGCCACCGCCACCGACGGCAATATCGGGCTGATCAACACCGGCGCCGCCGGCGATTTCGCCGGCACCGCGCCTGCGAATGCGCTGATCGACCTGGTCTATGCGCTGGAGGCGGGCTACCGGGCCAATGCCTCGTTCCTGATGAACAGTCGCGTGGCCGGGATGATCCGGCGGATGCGCGACGGCGACGGGCGTTATCTGTGGGCTGATGGGCTGGCCGCGGGCGAGCCGGCGCGGCTGCTGGGGTATCCGGTGCTGATCTGCGAGGACATGCCCAACCCCTCGGCCGGGTCCAAGTCGGTGGCTTTCGGTGATTTCCGCCGCGCCTATACCGTGGCCGAGCGCCCCGAGCTGCGCATCCTGCGCGACCCGTATTCGGCCAAGCCGCATGTGCTGTTCTATGCGACCAAGCGCGTGGGTGGCGGCGTGGTCGATACCCGTGCCGTCAAGCTGCTGACCTTCGCCGCCTGATTGTGGCGAGGAGGGGCCGCGGTGCTGGCCGCCGGAGACGGTGGCTCAATCACTGTCCGCGCGGGCCGTGGCCGGCGGACGCGCCGTGGCCCCGACATGTTTCACCAGCGGCTGCTTTCGGAACGGGAGGTTTCAGGAATGTTGCTCGTCGAGGAAACCGCTCCGGCACAGGCGGCGCTGCCGGTTGCCGGATTGCGCAATCATCTGCGGATGGGATCGGGGTTCGAACTGGTCGAGGATGCGACCGAGGATGCGGCGCTGGCGGGGTTTCTGCGCGCCGCCATCGCGACGGTGGAGGCGCGCACCGGCAAGGTGCTGTTGACGCGGGTGTTCCGGCTGCGGCTGGAGGATTGGCGCGATCCCATGGGCCAGCCGCTGCCGCTGGCGCCGGCGCTGTCGGTCGAGACGGTCGAGCTGACCGACCGCGCCGGCGCGGTGACGGCAGTTGCGCCCGAGCGCTGGCGGCTGGTTCCGGACAACCAGCGCCCGGTGCTGGTGCCGGTTGTGGGCAGCCTGCCGGTGGTTCCGGTGGGCGGGCATGTCACCGTGCGCTTTACCGCCGGGTTCGGGACCGGCTGGGACGACGTGCCCGCCGATCTGGCGCAGGCGGTGATGATGCTGGCTGCGCGCTATTACGAGGACCGCGGCTTTGACGGCAGCCAGCTGGCGCTGCCGCATGGGGTCAGCGCGCTGATCGACCGCTGGCGCGCGGTGCGCACCCTGACCGGGCGCGGCAGCTTCGGGAGGCGGGCATGAGCGCGCCCCGGATGCTGCACCCGCTGGTCCTGGAGACGCCCGAGCGGGTGGCCGACGGCATGGGCGGCTATCGGGATGGTCTGGCATTCGCTGGGCATCGTCCATGCCCGGATGCAGGCCGGCGTGGGGGTCGAGCGCGCGGGCGAGGTCGGCGCCGAAAGCGTGGTGCGCTGGCGCATCACCCTGCGCGCCGCGCGCGAGGGCGACCCGAGGCGCCCTCGGCCCGAGCAGCGGTTCCGCATGGGGGCGCGGGTGTTTCACATCGACGCGGTGGCCGAGGCGGATGCCGCGGGGCGGTGGCTCGACTGTCTGGCCAGAGAGGTGAGGGTGGCATGAGGTTCCATGTGTCGGCGGAATTGCAGGCGGCCGTCTATCGGGCGCTGCGCGACAGCGACGCGCTGGCGGCGCTGGTGGGGGACGCGATCTATGACGCGCTGCCGGTCAGCCCTCCGGCGGGGACGCATGTCGCGATCGGCCCCGAGGATGTGGCGGATGCGGGCGACATGACCGGGGGCGGCGCGCGGCATGATTTCACCGTCTCGGTCCTGTCGGGGGCCGAGGATACCGGTGGGTTTGCCCCGGTAAAGGCCGCGGCGGCAGCGGCGGTGGCGGCGCTGGAGGATGGGGCCTTGGCGCTGGGCGAGGGGCATCTGGTCGGTTTGTGGTTCCTGCGCGCGCGGGCGCGCCGGGCCGGGGTGGGCGCAGGGCGCCGCGTGGATCTGGTGTTTCGCGCGCGCATCGACCTGGGCCTGAAGGTGGCATGAGGAGAATGGCATGACGGTTCAGAACGGGCGCGACCTGCTGATCAAGATGGACATGACCGGCGACGGCAGTTTCGAGACGGTGGCGGGGCTGCGCGCGACGCGGCTGGCGTTCAACGCCGAGACGGTGGACGTGACCTCGATGGGCAGCGAGGGCGGCTGGCGCGAGTTGCTGGGGGGCGCAGGCGTGCGGTCGGCCTCGATTTCCGGGTCGGGGGTGTTTCGCGACGAGGCGACGGATGCCCGGGCGCGGCAGGCGTTCTTTGACGCTGAGGTGCCGCGGTTCCAGGTGGTGATCCCCGGGTTCGGCCGTGTCGAGGGGCCGTTCCAGATCACCGGGCTGGAATATGCCGGCAATTACAACGGTGAGGCGAGTTATGAGCTGTCGCTGGCCTCGGCCGGGGTGCTTGCGTTCGTGGCCGAGCCGGAGTTGGGCGATGGCGGGGATATGGGCGAGCCGGGTGAGGATGAGGGCGAGGGCGCTGAGGGCGGCGAGGGTGAGGCGCCATGAGCGTGAACCCGCATCGCGGCGAGGTGGCGGTGGTGCTGGACGGCCGCCGCCACGCGGCGCGGCTGACGCTGGGGGCGTTGGCCGGACTTGAGGCGGCGCTGGGGGCGGGCAGCCTGGTCGAGGTGATCGAGCGGTTCGAGGCGGGGCGGTTTTCCAGCTGCGACGTGATGGCGGTGCTGGTTGCCGGGCTGCGCGGCGGCGGCTGGCAAGGGGCGGACCCGGACCTGCTGACCACCGAGATCGAGGGCGGCCCCGTTGCGGCGGCCCGCGCCGCCGCCGAGCTGATCGCCCGTGCGTTTCGTATGCCGGAATGAGCAGGCGGGGGCTGGACTGGCCCGGGCTGATGCGGGCGGGGCTGCATGGCCCGGGCGTGGGAGGGCTGGGGCTGCGCCCGGCCGAGTTCTGGGATCTGACCCCGGCAGAGCTGGCGCTGATGCTGGGGGTCGAGCCGGCTGCCGGGGCGGGGGCCGGGATGAGGGCGGCGGCGATGACCCGCAGCGCCTTGGGCGAATTGATGGTGCGGTTCCCTGACGGTCCCGCGGACAAGGGGGTGGGCGATGGACACGGACGGATTTGAGCGGCTGGACGAACGGCTGGAGCACTCGGGGCGGATCACCGTTGCCTTTGAAGCGGAACTGGCCCGGCTGGGGCAGGCGATGGGGCAGACCGGGCGCGAGGTGTCGTCACTGACCGCAGGGTTCGGGGGCGGGCTGCGGCGGGCCTTTGACGGGCTGGTGTTCGACGGGGTGAAGCTGTCGGACGCGTTGAAGACGGTCGCCCGCAGCATGGCGGATACGGTGTTTTCCGTGGCCATGCGGCCGGTGCAGAACGCGGTCGCGGGGGCCTTGGCCGAGGGGGTCAGCGGGTTCGTGGCCGGGGCGCTGCCCTTTGCCCAAGGGGGCGCGTTCACGCAGGGCCGGGTGATGCCGTTTGCGCAGGGCGGCATCGTCAGCGCGCCCACGCATTTTCCCATGCGCGGCGGCGTCGGGCTGATGGGCGAGGCCGGCCCCGAGGCGATCATGCCGCTGCGCCGCGGCCCGGACGGGCGGCTGGGGGTTGCCTCGGCCGGGGGTGGCGGGCGGGCGGTGAACGTGACCTTCAACGTCTCGACCCCCGATGTGGCGGGGTTCCAGCGCAGCCAGGGGCAGATTGCGGCGCGGCTGGGGCGGGTTCTGGCGCGGGGCGAGCGGCTGGGCTGATCGCGAGGGGGCTTTGCCCCCGCCGGCTGCGCCGGCCTCCCCCCAGGATATTTTCGGCAAGATGAAAGCGGCGCGGCTGCGGAGAGGTGGCATCATGGCATTTCACGAGATCCGGTTTCCGGCGGATCTGTCCTTCGGCTCGATGGGCGGGCCGGAGCGGCGGACCGAGATCGTCGCCCTGACCAACGGTTTTGAAGAGCGCAACACCCCCTGGGCGCATTCGCGCCGTCGCTATGACGCGGGCGTGGGGCTGCGCAGCCTGGATGACATGGCGGCGCTGATTGCATTTTTCGAGGCGCGGGCGGGGCAGCTGCATGGGTTTCGCTGGAAGGACTGGGCGGATTACAAATCCTGCGCCCCCAGCGGCGTGGTGGCGCCGGGGGACCAGCTGATCGGCACCGGCGACGGGCTGCGGGTCGAGTTCGGGCTGCGCAAGCTTTATCGTTCGGGCGCCGAGGGGTATCTGCGGCCGATCACCAAGCCCGTGGCGGGGACGGTTCGCATTGCCGTGGGCGGGGTCGAGCGGTTCGAGGGGCAGGATTACGACATCGACCATGGCTCTGGCGTGGTGGTTCTGCACAAGGCGCCGATGATGGAGGCGCCGGTGACCGCCGGGTTCGAGTTCGACGTGCCGGTGCGGTTTGACACGGACCGGATCGCGGTGTCTGTGGCCTCGTTCCAGGCGGGTGACGTGCCGCAGGTTCCGGTGGTGGAGCTGCGGCTGTGAGCGCGGCGACCACGATTGCGCGGGTCTGGGCGGTCACGCGCGCCGATGGGCTGTGCCTGGGGTTCACCGACCACGACATGGCGCTGGAGTTCGAGGGCATCGTGTTTCGCCCCCATGCCGGGCTGAGCGCGCAGGCGCTGGTGCAGGGGCTGGGGCTGGCGGTGGACAATACCGAGGTTCAGGGGGCGCTGTCCTCGGAGGCGATCACGCCCGGGGATCTGGCGGCGGGGCGCTGGGACGGGGCCGAGGTCCGGCTGTGGGAGGTGGACTGGCGCGATGTCGCGCAGCGGCGGCTGCTGTTTCGGGGGGGCTTGGGCGAGGTGGTCTTTGCCGGGGGGGCCTATCGGGCCGAGCTGCGGGGCTTGTCCGAGGCGCTGAACCGGCCGCAGGGGCGGGTGTTTCATGCGCGTTGCTCGGCCATGCTGGGCGACGGGCAGTGCCGGTTCGACCTGTCGCGCGAGGGGTATTTGGCCGAAGCCGTGGTCGAGCTGGTCGACGAGGGCGGCGCGCGGCTGGGGCTGTCGGGGCTGGGTGGCCATGCCGAGGGATGGTTCGCGCATGGCCGGGTCGAGTTTCTGGACGGGCCGGCTGTGGGCTTGTCGGGGGTGGTCAAGATCGACCGGGAGGCCGCGGGTATGCGCGAGATCGAGCTGTGGGCGGCGCCGGGTGCGGTGCCGCTTGTGGGCGACCGGCTGCGGCTGTGGGCGGGTTGCGACAAGCAGGCCGCGACTTGCCGGGCGAAGTTCCTCAATTTCCTGAATTTCCGCGGGTTCCCCGAGTTGCCTCCCGAGGACTGGCTGCTGGCGCCGCAGGTGGCGCGGGGGCGGCGATGACGGTGGGTCTGCGGGCGGTCGGGGTCGCGCGGGGCTGGATCGGCACGCCTTATGTGCATCAGGGATCGGTGAAGGGGGCGGGGGCGGATTGCCTGGGGCTGATCCGCGGCGTCTGGCGCGAGCTTTACGGGACCGAACCCGAGGCGCCGCCACCCTATACCGCCGATTGGGGCGAGATCGGCGGAGATCAGGGGCCTCTGCTGGCGGCGGCCTTGCGCAATCTGGCGGTGGCTGGGGGCAAGGGTAGCCCCGGTGAGGTGCTGCTGTTTCGGATGCGTGATGGCGCGGTGGCCAAGCATCTGGGGATTCTGGCGGGCGGCGGCGACAGTTTCATCCATGCCTATGAGCGGCACGGGGTGGTGGAAAGCCCGCTGTCGGCCCCGTGGCGGGCGCGGATCGTGGCGCGGTTTTTCTGGCCCGCATCTTAA